TTACTCCACACGTTTAGTTAATGCGCTCGACGGCCCAGACCGCATATCTGGGTCGTCACCCTCTCCCAGCAACATTTCTGTAATTACCCAAATTTCTGCAATAAGTGACTGAACGGTATAGCCTTTAGCTCTCAGTCTTTTGCTTTCGCTTTTATCCAAAACACCGTCCGCCGTGAATTCATTAAAAGCGCTGCTAAAGCGGCCTAGTGACGTGTACAGCTCGTTAAATTTCGTCAGCAGCTCTTCGTTGCCAATTTCTCCAATCTCCGGCAGCTTTACGAAAACTCCACCAGCACGGCGACACATAGCTTGGGTAATTTCATAACGGCCTGAGATAGCTTCCATTTCTACTGCCATACCCAGCGGCACTACTTGCCCATTTAATTGGCGTACACGGTTACGCAAAGCGTTTTCAGTACCAGCAACCGGATCTAACTCTTTAGCCATCGCGGCATACTTGCCTGGGTTATGAGTGATCAACGTGTGTATTGCATCGCTGATATCTGGCTGGGTTGGAAAGTTTCTGTTATCCACACGTACCTCTAATTTTTGTGGTTTCTGTTAAGCCGCTGGAGAGCTAGTCTTTTTGTAAAGAGTCAAATCGATGCTTAACTTGCCCTTAGTAAGAACCTGAATCTCGAAAGCACGACCTTTAGGAATAATTTCACCCCAACCAGATACTGATGCATGGGACAGCCCTAATGCCTTAGCTGCCTTGCCCACACCACCGAAGTAGGAAACAACATCATCTTTTTTCATGACTCTCTCATTGGTAAGGAAAAGGAACACCGAAATAGTAGGATAACTTACATTTACATGTCAAGGAATCCTACATCGCTAGGTGGTAGGATTGCTGACATGGAAATGAATGATAGAATTCGCGCTCGGCGCAAAGAATTGAAGTTGACGCAAGATTCCCTAGCCAAGCTGGTACAGGTAAATCGGGTTACCGTTACAGGCTGGGAATCTGGCGACTATAAGCCCGGTGGTGAAAACCTCCAGGCGCTTGCTGCTGCGCTTAACTGTACTCCGAATTGGCTGCTCGTTGGTGAAGGGCTAGACAATAACGTCACCTACGTAGCCCCATACAAAAAAGGCACTCGCTACCCTGTTCTTAGCAAAGTACAGGCAGGAATGTGGGCAGAAGCGGTTGAGGCCTACACTATCGCTGATGTTTCTTTGTGGCTTGAGTCTGACGCCCATATACAAGGCGAGGCGTTCTGGCTTGAAGTCGAAGGCGACTCAATGACCTCACCGCACGGCCTGAGCATTCCAGAAGGCACGTTCGTGCTTTTCGATACAGGCAGAGATCCGGTAAACGGCAACCTGATAATTGCGAAGCTCGTTGACGACAATGAGGCTACATTCAAAAAGCTGATCATCGATGGCAGTCAGAAGTACCTGAAGGGGCTTAACCCTCAATGGCCAATGACACCTATCAATGGGAACTGCCGGATTATTGGTGTGGCTGTAGAGACAAAGATGCGACTGCTTTAGATAACAACAACCGAAAAGGATAATCTGCAATGAACAAGGCTGTTTTGGTTGTCGCTGTGTCAGTATTGTCTGCATGTGCATCTCAAAGCGAAGATATAGCGGCAAAACCAATCGGCATGGCAAATCCAGCTTCCGTATACTGCTTAAAGATAGGCGGAAAACTTGATACGGTTAACGAGAAAGATGGACAGGCCGAGTATTGCACATTGCCAAGCGGTGAGCGCGTAGAAGAATGGACTCTATTTAGAAGGGATAATAAGCCCAATTAAGGCTATAAGTTCCGGTGATTAGGTCGCAGAGATGCGGCCTTTTTTGTTTGTGTAGCTGGATGAAATGACAGTATTTAAGAATTTTCTTATAATGGTTATTATCAATCACCAGTAACTAAATGTTTCATTCGGCGTTTACCGATGATACACACACGCAACGTGCAACTGACGAAGAGTAGTGCGCATGTTTATTTTCCGGAATTGAAACCTAAAGAGTAAAAATGGATAGTGAAATTAAAGACTCATTAACAAATGAAATAAAACCATCTAAAACGAAAAAGGTAACGTTGCGAGCTTTTGAAGTTAAAAATAGTTCTCTTACTAATTCTTCAAGCAACGTAAAACCTCTCCTTTTAAAAAGATTGGATGAGCTTAAAGCAGCCAAAAATCGGTGCCTGCTTTTAAATCATGATGATCCCAATAAAGAAAGGGATTTGATCTCTTATTTCAAAGAAGCTCCAGCAAGTAATTCTGTTTTCTGCACCATGTTACGGATCAGCTCTGACAGTGACGTGCAGCACATTACCGACTCTCTTTTTGAAAAAGAGTTCTTCACTATGGATGAGATAGCAAGTGAACATATTGACACTTCGGCAATCTGCAAAAATCATTACTATTTTTCTCTGAACGATGATTTTCTTGTTACGAATCTGCCTGGTAATAAAACAATTTCTCGCCTTCAAACATATTTAAGTTGGTTCACTAATAACGAACTGCTGGAATTTACACCTTCCATTTCAGCTAAAGATAAAACACTCCTCAGCGATCTTAAAGGGATTGTTGTTAAAGATCCTGACCCAATAGGTGAGTCAAGCCATCCGACATCTGAAACTGAATCAAACTCTCAACCAAGCGGTTCTTCTGTTGCTGAGTCCAGTAAAACTATAAAGTTAACTGACCAAGTCTTAAGTCTACTCAAAAAATCGGTTACGGGTCTCAAATCATTGGATGAAATTGCGATTGGTCAGATGATTTCTGCTGAATTGCTGATAAAATTCAGTAAACCGAGGAAAATGACGACTAAAGAATATCAAAAAATACTAGGAGCTTATCTTAAGCCAGTAAGCGACCTTGATAATGTTACTTTTAAGCGCAAAGATGGTAAGTCTGAGGTGAAGGGGCGAGACTTGTTACGAACCCAAACTGTTGATATTGAAACAACTCAGTCAGGTAAAATCGTGGAACAAGAGCTTTTACAGAAGATGAGTCAGTTTTTAATCGAGCTAAAAAATGAAAAGAATAGTAGTTAGTGCAGTCTTACTACTGGTGATAGCTATCCTATGTAGCAGCGTCTGGGCTTTACGTCCAGACGGATTCTTTTCGTCTACTATTTACACAGTTTCAGGCATTATGTTCTCCATTGGCCTTGGGTTGATAGTTACATTCAACCCAAGTGGGGTGAAGAATAAGGAATACATTCTTGCTCTTAGAGAAAACATCGCCGATGTGCGCAATGCCTTTCTTACGCATTTCGGGCTTTCCACTGTTTACTATGTTTTGAATCAATACTTAACTAATCCTAAGTACGAAATTCATGCTCACATTGTAGTAAACATATCATTTAGTTGGTCGATTTTCCTATGCTTATTAATGATTTACTCAGCTATTTACTTCATAATTAATTTCATAGAAATTCAGAAACTTAACAACGATATATTCGATAGAATAAACAGCGAACAAAAATAACCCGGCCACCGAGCCGGTTTTTTGTGCCCCTTGCGACTTACTTGCACACTCAGCCTGTCCTGTCATCCCCATACATTGCTTTTCATAGTTCGCTTCACTCGCCCTTCTGCTCACTAGCAAATCTATCGCCACTATCGTGGTATGTTGGCGCTTAAATTAAAAATGTAAGATTACCTACAAATCAATATTGACATGAAATGTCAGATATCCTACATTCTAAGCGTAACCCTACACACCAGGAGTGATGAAGATGGCAAAAGAAGAACCAGTAATCACTAGCAAGCATCGTGAAGGAAAAACGTTCGAATTTTCAGTGAATGGCCGTCCGGTAGCACTTCTTAATACTGATAGCGCTGTTGCTGCGGATTACATGCTGTTCTTGGATGGGGTCATTAAGGCTATTTTAAATGATCGAGATAGCCTTGAACGAGAGGCCAACAAAAGTGGCCGCACGATTAATGGTCATGGACTAAGCGCGATTGGTTCAGTGAGTATTACACCGGAGGGGTAAATGAAAGCAGCAGGCTGGAGATCTCTGGTTTATAGCTGTTTGGTTGGTGCTGTTTTCTGGACTTTGGTTGTTTCTCTTTTGTTAGCTGAGTAATTGCGCGGGACAGGCCGCACTGCAGCGAAAGCGAGCGCAGATATCCTGTCATATCAGCTAGTGCTCTATGCGTGGTGTACTAGCTGATGTGGAAGTAATTAACCGAGAGCCGCACTTTGCGGGTGCGGACTCTCTTCTTAAATACCCGATTTTCAACTTGTGAATTTTTGCCAGTTTTTGGCAGGGCTTCGCTTTACCGAAAATCAGCGAGCAGGAATTAACTATGACGTGGATAACGACATTTACCGGCAAACATTTTGACTTTGCTGCGCCAACTGTAGAGAGCATCTGTATTGAGGATATTGCACAAGCGCTGTCTCATGAGTGCCGCTTTGCTGGGCATCTGCCAGCGTTCTATAGCGTAGCTCAGCACTGCGTACTGGCTAGCCATCTGGTGCCTGCTGAATTCGCCCTTGAAGCGCTGCTGCACGACGCAGCAGAAGCATATTGCAAAGACATCCCTGCCCCACTCAAGCGCCTACTGCCAGATTATCAGGCGATAGAGGACCAAGTAGATACCGCTATCCGTCTTCGCTTTGGATTGCCACTGACCAAGGATGTGGCCATCAAATATGCTGATCTCGTTATGCTGGCCACTGAGCGTCGTGACCTTGTTATCCATAAAAATGAAGCCTGGCCAATGCTGGAAGGTATACCAGCTGCAGACTTTGCTATTAATCCTGTGCCACCCGCTATTGCCCGCGCAATGTTTATGCTGCGCTTTGCTGAATTAACACAACATGCCGAGAGTGAGGGGGCTAAAAATGGCTAATTCATTCAAAAAAATGATCGGCGAAAAACTCATAAAGCGTACTGACAACGGCATGTTTATGCGCCTGTCCGACATTCACGTAAAAGAAGGTTTTAACAAGCGTGTTGATGACGAACGTACACAGCAAGCTGATGACCAGTTGTTTTCATATCTGGCCAGTGGCGGGAAAGTGCCACCGCTTGAAGTCACAGCCCGCGAAGATGGCGGTGTATGGGTTGTTGAGGGGCATCGCCGCAGACGTGCATATCAGCGCTGTGCAGATGCAGGCAAGCCAGTTGAATGGATTGCGGTCACCCAGTTCTCTGGTAGTGATGTAGAGCGTATCGCTCGAATAATGACAAGTAACAACCAGCTATCCCTAACGTCATTTGAGCAAGCGATGGTTATTAAAGAGCTGTCAGCGTTTAATTTGACGCCAGACGAAATAGCAAAGCTGGTTCATTTAAGCCGCACAACAGTCGACAAGCTATTAATCATTAGCACATCAAATCATGACGTTCAGACCTTCGTGAAGGATGGTGCTGTTGCCGTAGACGTGGCCGTTGATCGAGTAAAAGAGCATGGTGAGTCAGCTGGTACCGTCCTGGCTGGTGATGTAAAAAAAGCCAAAGATGCTGGGAAAAATAAAGTAACTCGCTCTGTCATTGAAAAGAAATTCAGTAATAAAAAGTCTGCTGCTTTTTTAGAGATATTAGCGACTGCTGAAATACTGAAAATGGAAGACAAAGACGTAATAGTTATCCCAGCAGGCAAGAAAATAGACCTTCTCAATATTCTTGAAGAGTACCGCCAATCCACCAGTGCCGGGGGTGATTAGTGGCAAAGACAGCAGCAGAGCGTAAAGCAGCACAACGGGAGCGCCAGAAGCAATCTGGCGTTACAGAAAAGCGCTTTAATCTCGATGATCAAGAAGTGGCCATGCTCGCTGAAAATTGCGCACTGCGTCGGCCATTCCGGGAACCATACGAAGAGGCCGAGTACATCACGATGCTGATCCGGAAAGATAACGCTGAACTAAAGCAGCAGTTGGAAGAACGGAATAAGCGGTGTTGTGGCAAGTGCAAAGACCAGTTACCAGGTGATCCCAGTGGCTGCTGCTTCCTAGGTGATGCCGAATGTTGGCAAACGCATGGTTGGCATGAAACAAAAATAACGTTGTGACGTGTCACGTTTTAATTAACCCCCGTATGCGGCGGGTAATGTGTGGAGCATTTAATGTTTAATATATTGATTTTAATAAAGTATTGTATTTTTGATGGTAAGTATGCGAGGGGAGTAAACTGATGGCTAATATCACTATGATAAAAGAAAATGAAGTTATGCTTAAGCTAAATATTTCATCACGGAGCACGATAGCGAAATACATAGCGAAATATAATTTTCCAAAGCCAGTAACAACTTACCCAAAGCAGTTCTTACTGACTGATGTGGAAAACTGGATTTTAAATGGAGGCGTTAACCCGAGAGCTTCTTGA